CCCGCGACCTAATTTAGACAGTCTTTCCTTGAGCTTGACATCAGTATATTTGTCAAGTTCCTCATCGGTGACTTCTTCAGGTGGTGTATCTAGTGGTTCACCACGGTTTCTGTCTGCGGGTGGCGTGTCGTCAACAATCTCAATGTCAAACTCGTCATCTTTAGACTTTAGAGAAGCATTAGCCTTTTTCTCGGCTTCTTCTATCTCATCAGGGAAGTGATATTCAGTTTTTTCAAAATTAGCCATGATTTCTCCTTATGGGCGTTGAATACCGCGAGGGTCTTGAACTACTGCTTGGATAGAGTCATCATTGATCAAACGCCATTCTGTACCGTGTATTTTCATACGGGTGCCAGTATTGGGGCGGGTGATAATGAAATCTCCGACTTTACATGCGGGCCCAGAGGGAAACCTCTTCTCATCTTTAAATGCGTCTGGCCCTATTTTGGCTACGAATAACACGGGGGAAAGAAGTTCCTCGTGGTACATGGCAGTAGCGGATTTAAGGATACCGGACTCACTAAATTCTTCTTCTGCTTTGGGAAGCATGCAAAGAATATGAAAAGTAGCAGGATCAGGAACCTGCTTAGCTTTCTCTTCAGCCGTCGCGGGAAGTACAGTGGCTGTGGCACCGTCTTGGCTTACGAGTATTTCACTCATCGTTTAGTCTTTCTATACGTTGTTTAAGGTCTTGAAGGTTGTAATTGGCATGGTCAAGACCCCTAATAACCCCCACCAATTCTCGATACTCTGCGTAGTCTTTGACTCCGCCAGTAGCAAGTTTGTCTATCGCCTGTTGGCGAAATTCGTCGTTTTGCTTCTTAAGCAGTTCTATTTCGTTCATAAATTACTCCAATACTTGCATCCAAGGCCCACGAAAAGCTTTTTCACTTAGGGTTGCGGAGGTGTAATCAATGCCACAAAATTTGGCGTAATCGTCAAGAGACCGCTTAGTACCCAAAGAATAAATCCCAATATTTTCCCCGCTAACCAACTGGGTTAGTCGTTTAATTGCTTGCATTTTTAATATCATCCAACGGTTATCGCCCCGTTCTTCGTCTACATTGCCTTCCCAATGGGAATCCCTGCCTTGTCTATTTTGTAGGTGGTAGATAGGCATATTCGCTACATGGAGGATATCCCACCCGTGCGTGTAAGCTCTAAGAGCAAGCGCTTGTTCTTCACCTTCAAAATAAAACTGAGGGTCGTACGGAATCTCATTGACAAATTTACCGGGAGCAAACACGCACCCGCATCCCAAGTGAAACCCAAATACTGGATGCAAAGTATTTAAATAAATACCCTCAAACATCAAGGTGTAGTCGTTTGCACTAAATCTGTTTTTATCAAAAGTTTTGTGAATTATTTGCGCCTTTACGCCATTCTCAGGGAATGTTATTGGCTGCCCATTTTCTATTATGTACAACATAGGATAGCTAGAAATGATAGGCTTATTACTAAACTTTAAACACTTAATTGATTCATCTATAAACCACTCATCCCAGTCCTGTTCAAACCACATGTGAGAGTCAATTTGGAAGAACCAATCTTCACCACAATACATTGACATAGCAACTGCGCGTGCCCAACAAGCACCACGGGATTCAACTGGATCAACACCTAAATAGCGAATTGTGTTGCGTTGTTCTTTGGTAAACACTACACGCTTATTTGCTTCGCGTTGTTCTACTATGCCAAACCGCAACCTGTCTGGATACTTTGCTTTGCTTACTGCATCTTGAACTGTTGTAGCCAACTGTTCATCACAATACGATGCAATGCTGATAAATATCGTGTTTGATTTCATTTGGCAAATATTTGAATTGCGTTTCTAGGTGATGCGTCAGGAGTCACACTAAACACAGTGTGCTCCATTGGTAAAAATATTTTTGATGCGGTATTAAATTCAGGTTTAAAACATTTGATTTCAGTACCTGACTCATACGCAAAATAGCCACCCCAATTCTTGTCCCACGTCTCGTTGAGATAAATTGTTACAGCCATCTTCCATGAAAAATCAGAATGCCAAGAGATATAACTGCCCGGCATCCACCTTTGATACATGGCATGGGTAGTCTCAAAATTACTAAGCTCTGGCGCAAATAATTTAACGTGCTCAAATATTTTGTCTGACATTTCTTTAGGAAAGTCATAGACCAACACTGCTCCGCTACTACGCAAAAGTTCTTTGGGCCAACATGAAAAGTTGCTGCGAGACAATACTTGTTCGTCCACATACTTGTTAATTTCAGTGATGAACTCAGTTGGTAAAACATTTATGTGCTTTGATATAGGCCCAGATTTAGGTATAGATGCTTGTTCTAAATGCTGGCACTTACGCATGGTGCGTTCTAATACTTCATAGCCGGGTAGACCACGCACTTTACTCACTAAAAGAGCAGCCGCAGAAGCGTCAATACCAGCCTTGACCATAGCATCAACAAGGGCAGCATCTGCCACCCCCATCGCTACATTTTCTATGGCCCAGTTTATCCAACTAGGGTTAATTTGTGTCACCGAATACCTCCGGGTTGTGGTTTAGTAATGTTCTTCACCAAATCAGCCTTAAGCTTTTGAGTAGTCTGACGCTCTTGCGAGGTTACACGTTGCTGCTCTTTCTGCATGTCCATCATGATGCGTTGAGCCTCAAGCTTGAGTTTCTCTTGAGCCAACTGAATGTCAGCCTGAGTCTTCTGCGCACGGGTCTGTGCTTCTTGTGCCTTAATCTGCAACTCGGCCTGCTGCATCTGAATAAGCGGGTCTTGCTGCATCTGTTGGTTCTTCTTGTCCTGCATCTGAGACATATTTTGCTGGAGCAACTGAACTGATGCCTGCGCCACAAGCTGAGACAACTGAACTTCAACTTCTTCAGGAAGTTTCTCATTGGGTGGTGGGAGTGGTACGCCCAACTGCTCTTCAATTTTGCGGCGGTACGCAAACGCCAAGTGTTCAGCAATGTGGGCCATGATTGCCCCCATCATCTGCTGAGCCGCAGGGTTCTGTCCCATCGTCTGCATGATCATCGGATCCTGCATGAACGTTGTATGAGCCGCGATGTGTGCGTCTTGATCCTGATAGATAAACGCCTTCGTGGGTTCTCCTCGTAAGAACGCCATGTTCTCACTGATCGGGTCACGCGGTGATATATCGTCATCAATCGGCACAAGCTTCTCAGCATTCTTCACACCCAGTACTTCAATCATTTGCCTATGCAAAATTGGAAGGTCGTAAATCTGAGGTGCTTGCTGAGCCAACTGCATTACAGCTTGATACTGCATGATGCGTTGAGCCATCGTAGAGCTATTGGGATCACTGACAGGTATAACTTCAACCATGTCGTAATCTGCCTGCATTGCCTCTGGATTACCTGCTACTGGGTCGTAGTCGTAGCTCGCGGGCGCGTGATCTCTAATGATGTTCTTAAGGAGCTTGAACTCCTCTTTCATTGAGTTGTGAACACGGGCTTGTACCGCACCCATAATCTTAAGCTGCCGCTCTAAGAGAGCAAGCGTCGTACCCACAGGAGCCTGCGCACTCATGTCACTGACCTTCATGTCAGCAATAGAGCCAAGGCGACGGCCTTCTTCTGTGATCTGGTTTAGTAACGCCGCCAATACCTGTGATGGCTCCTTGTACGGGAGCATCATGATGTTGTCTTTGATCGAGCCGCTTGGTACGTCTACGTCTCTAAATTCACCCGGAGCAATCGGTGTATCGTCACCCTTTACACGCAGACCGCGAGACTTCATGCCCCCCGGTAAATTGCTGAGAGTACCTGCATCAATAAGTTGCCTGATAAGAGAAGTGCCAGCGCGAGCGTAACCACCAATGATATGGATAAGACCCATGCCATAAGCACCAAAGCCCGGTACATAATCGTACTGAACCAAGTGCTGACGCTTTGCATAGGTTTCATCATCCTCTTCATAGTTTCTATAAATAGCTAAAACTTTATTTGTACCGCGATCAATCGCAATAATGTAAGGCAGGGCAATGTCATCTTCCTGCTCGTAACCTTTTAGGTTCCAATCAACTTGAATTTCAGCAATCTGATAGCGGTCATCTTCATTGACTGAATAGCCCTGCTCTTCAGCTTTTTTCTTCTCGACATCAGTATGAATCTGAACAGGCTCGCCCAAATCAACATCACGATAAAAACCATTGACCTGTAGTTTTTTTACATCATTCTTTGTCTTACGCATCAAGTGCGTCACACGTTCAGCAGTACGGGCA